TGGAGTAGCAAGGACTACACGCTGTCCAAGATGACAACAGAGGAGTACATACGTGACAATAAGTTCGTGGCTTTCGGAGCCTGTACACATGAGTTCGGAAGCGACGAGCCGATTGAATGGGTTAGAGGACCAGATTTATCTGAGTACTTTTCTGGCATCGACTGGGGACGAACCGCCGTGCTTGCACATAACGCCCAATTCGATATTTCCATCCTTGAGTGGCGATATGACTGTCACCCCGTCTTCATCTTCGACACCCTATCAATGGCAAGAGCTTTACGCGGCGTGGAAGTTGGCAATTCCCTCGCCAAACTGGCAGGAGATTTTGGTCTTCCCCCCAAAGGGAGAGCCGTACATAGTACCGATGGACTGGCCGTCCTTGAGCCTGAGACAGAAAGAGAACTTGCTGAGTATTGTCAGCACGACGTATATCTCTGCGAACAAATATTCGAAAGACTCTCGGCGGGCTACCCTAGATCGGAACTACACCTTATTGACATGACGCTCAAAATGTACACACGACCAGTGTTGCAACTTGACCAAAAGATGTTGATACAAGCATTGACAGAAGAAGGAAACATACGTGAAGCGCTCCTACAACGTCTTAACATCAATGAGTCTGAACTGGCGTCAAACCCTAAGTTTGCGCAGATTCTTACAGGCCTTGGCGTTACACCCCCGACAAAAATCAGTAAGACCACAGGCAAGCAAACGCTTGCCCTGGCAAAAAACGATGCTCTCTTCCAAGCCCTCCTCAATGGCTCGAACGAAGATGTTGCGCTCCTTTGCGAAGCGCGTCTCAAAGTCAAATCAACAACCGAACGCACAAGGGCACAGCGGTTCTTGGACATCAGCCAGCGCGGCCCGCTCCCGGTTCCGCTTTCGTACTACGGTGCTCAGACTGGCAGGTGGACAGCGGCCAAGGGCAGTGCCATCAACATGCAAAACCTCAAGCGAAAGTCGTTCTTACGTAAAGCGATTATGGCTCCCGATGGCTACCAACTCGTTGTCGGCGACCTCTCGCAGATTGAGCCGCGAGTACTCGCGTGGCTGGCCGACTACGATGATATGCTCAACATCTTCCGGGCTGGAGGTGACCCTTACGCGGCATTCGGAAGTCAGATGTTTAACATACCCGGGCTTACTAAGGATTCTCATCCAGACCTGCGGCAGTCTGCAAAAAGCGCGTTACTGGGCTGCGGCTATGGTCTGGGCTGGGCATCGTTCGCGTCACAGCTTCTTACGGGATTCCTTGGGGCCCCCCCAGTTCGCTACTCGAAAGAGTTTGCTAAAGCACTGGGCGTGGACGGAGAATATGCGCAACGCTTCCTAGACTGGGATGAGAACGTCACGAAGCTGGAGGAAATCCCCCGCATCTGCACGAGCAAGGAACTGCTGGTGCACTGCCTTGCGGCCAAGAAGATCATCGACATCTACCGGGCAACCGCCGCACCTGTCGTAGAGATGTGGGACTTGTTTGGCCAACTCATCGAGCGCAGCCTGTACAACGGCAAGGAGTACACGCACAAGTGCCTGACCTTCAAGAAGGGGGAGATCATCTTGCCAAGCGGTATGAGTTTGTTGTATCCTGATCTCAAGCCCCTCAAGGATGACAAGGGCCGGGTGCAGTGGGTTTACGGCCCCGACCAGACCAAGCTATATGCTGGTAAGATAACGAACAACGTCACGCAGGGCGTAGCAAGATGTGTGATGACAGACGGGATGCTTCGCGTAGCAAAACAGTATCCAGTCAAAGGGACAGTGCATGACGAGCTGATCGCCGTGGTGCCTGACGATGAAGTAGCCACCGCTAAGACATGGGTCTTGGCGCAAATGACTATGGAGCCGAAGTACTTGCCGGGGATACCCCTGGCCGCTGACGGTGGTGCGCACCGTCGTTATGGGTTAGCAAAAAATTAAGGAGAAGCAATGACAGTAAAGCACAGACAGATACCGCGCAAGATGCGCGTAGGCAGCAGGACATACTCGGTTGAGGTTGTCGAAGCGATGATCGAGAAGAACCTGATGGGGCGCACGTACTACCCCGACAGGAACATCAAGATCGGACTCAAGAGCAACAGCACCGGGCGTGTGTACAAGCCCACCGAAGTCCACGACACCTTCTGGCACGAGGTGGTGCACGCCATCTTGCACGACATGGGCGAGGACAGCTTGAACAAGAACGAACGCTTCGTGACCCGGTTCGCCAACCGCTTGACCAAAGCAATAGAGACTGCGAGATTTTGATGATTCACGAAGTAATTTACGAAGACGACAAACCAGTGTTCGTGCGCTTCTATGCGGTGGCCGTGTCAGACTACGGCAGTGAGGGGTGCACGCCTACGCATCGAGAAGAATGTCCACTTACTGGCTTTGTTGCGTGCGTGGGTCGATCAGGCGACAACATCTGCGGCGGGTACTACGGCCACGCAGGTCCTCATGTTGTTAAGTGCCGCGAACAAAGGAAAGCAAATGGCTAAGGTGACATGGAGCCACAGTGCTCTCAAGGATTTCGAAGGGTGCGCACGCAGGCACCACGAAGTCAAGGTGCTCAACAACTATCCGTTCCAAGAGACGGAGGCCACGCGCTACGGCACGAGCTTTCACTCAGCGGCTGAAGTCTACATTCGGGACGGCACACCGCTGCCCCCTGAGTTTGCTTACGCCACGGCGGTGCTTGATGCGCTCCTGGCCAAACCGGGGAGGAAGCTGTGCGAGTACGAGATGGGCATCACCCCGGACTTGCAGCCGTGCTCCTTCAACGAACCCAAGCGCTGGGTGCGGGGCATCGCTGACTTGCTCATCATTGACGACGACAACTTGACCGCCTCGGTGCTGGACTACAAGACGGGCAACAACAAGTACCCAGATCGTGACCAGCTAAAGCTCATGTCCCTCATGGTGTTCAAGCACTTCCCCCATATCCGCAAGGTGCGTTCAGCGCTGCTGTTCGTGGTCAAGAACGATATGGTCAAACACACCATGGCCGTGGACGAGACCGAGGCTGAGTGGTGGCGCTATCGTGAGCGTGTGGCCAAGCTGGAGTCCTGCTATGCCACAGGCGTATGGAACCCAACGCGCACCCCGCTGTGCGGCTGGTGCCCTGTGAGATCATGTGAGTTCAACCCTAAACACTGAAAGGCAAACCATGGCAACCCGCAACTACAAAGCTATATACAAACGCGATTTGGAAACGGGCAGGTCTGGCCCTGACTCCGATCAGCACGAACGCCAACGCGCTCGGCGTGAGTATGACAAGAAGGGCATCGCCCGCACTGGCAAGGACATTGACCACATCAAGCCGCTGCGCAAGGGCGGCAAGTCAGTACCGGGCAACCTGCGGTTGCGTGCTAAGAAGGCCAACCAAGGAGACAACAAATGACATTCGAGGAATGGTGGAAGACCCTCACGGTCTCAGAGCAAAAGCTCATAGGCTACAACGTAGCCCGCTTCGTTTGGGAACAAGCGTTGGCGTTAGGAAAAAAATAAACCCGAGAAGCGAATGCAAATCATAGACAACAAAGCACTGCTGTTCACTACCCGCAACCCCAACAAGTACTGCATCATTCCAAAGCACAAAGTCATGCCTCGCACAGATGGTGGCTTTGATGTTGCAGTCTATTGGGGGTTGGATGAGGCGCGAGTGTTGAAGAACCTCGGTGTCAAAGATGTACCCTCGCCCATCGTGAGGAAGTACCCCTGGCCTGGGCGCTACAAGCCCATGGCCCACCAAGTCGAGACCGCTGCCTTCTTGACACTACACCGCCGCGCATTCGTGTTCTCGGAACCCGGCACAGGCAAGACGCTATCCGCACTGTGGGCAGCGGACTACTTGATGCAGCGCGGTGAAGTGCGCCGCGTGTTGATACTGTGCCCCCTGTCGATCATGCAGTCAGCGTGGGTGGGAGACATCAGCAATAGCATCATCCATCGCTCGGCCATAGTCGCGCACCATCCCCAGGCTAGCAGGCGCATCGAGATGATTCAGCAGAACTACGAGATCGTCATCACCAACTACGAGGGGTTGAACCTGATAGCCGATGAGATCAACTCCAACGGCAAGTTTGATCTGGTGATCGTTGATGAGGCCAACGCATACAAGACCGTCAGCACACGGCGCTGGAAGTCACTGGCATCCATCATCAAGCCCAACACCTTTTTGTGGATGATGACGGGCACACCCGCATCGCAGTCGCCTGTGGATGCCTATGGTCTGGCCAAGCTGGTCAACCCGGATGGTGTACCCAAGTTCTTCACAGCATGGCGCGACAAAGTAATGAACAAAATGACCATGTTCAAGTGGGCACCCAAGGCAGACGCCAAGGACACCGTGCATGAGGCACTACAGCCCGCCATTCGCTTCACCAAAGAGCAGTGCTTGGACTTGCCGCCCGTGCTGACCACAACCCGCGAAGTGCCGCTGACCCCACAGCAAGCCAAGTACTACAACATGCTCAAAGAGCGCATGGTGGTGCAAGCCGCAGGCGAGACGATCAGCGCGGTCAATGCGGCGACAGCGGTAAGCAAGCTGTTGCAAATTAGTTGCGGGGCGGCGTACACCGATGACAAGGAAGTGGTTGAGTTTGATTCGGCTCCTCGCCTTGGCGTGTTGGAAGAAATTCTGGAGGAGACCAGCCGCAAGGTACTGATCTTTGCGCTGTTTCGCTCGAGCATCGACGGCATCCACACGCATCTGCTCAAGAAGGGCATCGCCGCTGAGTGCATCCATGGTGGCGTGACAGCCAGCAAACGCGCTGACATCATCCGCCGCTTCCAAGAAACACCTGACCCCCGTGTGCTGGTCATGCAGCCCCAGGCTACAGCGCACGGCATTACCTTGACTGCTGCCGACACTGTGGTGTTCTACGGCCCGCTGATGAGCGTGGAGCAATACATCCAGTGCATAGCCCGTGCTGACCGCAAGGGACAGAACTCAGACAAGGTAACCGTCATCCACATCGAGGGTAGCCCCATCGAGAAGAAGATGTTCAAAGCCCTTGGCGGCAAAGTGAGCGACAACTCACTGTTGACCGATATGTTCACCCACGAAATTAAATCTTGAAAGGAGTTGCAAAGCCAAAAAATCTGTGTACCATGTCCAACCTTAGACAAAAAAACAGGAGAAGTAGATGAGTGATGAAGCAGTTCCCCTCGATAAGTTGGCGAGGGTCTACCGCAAGATTCGTGACCGCATCGCTGTGCTGACACAGGAGTACGACACCCAAGTCGAACTGCTCAAGGCACAGCAAGATGAGATCAAGAACGCGATGAAAGAGCATCTCAAGACGCTCGGCGCAAGCTCAGTCAACACGCCGCAAGGCACGGTGATTATGAGCATCAAGACACGGTATTCGACAGACGACTGGGATTCGTTCAAGGAGTTTGTCAAGACCGAAGACGCCATCGACTTGTTCGAGCGGCGCATCCATCAAGGCAACATGAAACTGTTCCTTGAAGACAACCCCGGCAAACTCCCGCCTGGACTCAACTCCATGCACGAGTACGACATTTCCGTTCGCAAACCTTCCAAGTAACCCCAGGAGAAACCTATGAGCAACGTAGCTCTTTTCAACCCTTCCCAAGTCCCGTCCTTTGCACGCAAAGGTGAGTTGTCCGATATTGCCAAAGCCCTTGCAGGCGGTGGTGCTGGCCAGTCAGGTGAGCGCATCTCCATCAAAGGTGGTGTGTTTCGTTTGCTGTCAGGCGGTAAAGAAATCGCCGCCATTGAGGAGCGCTACCTCGATGTGGTGATCGTCAAGGCCGCGCCCAAAGTCGCCCGTACCTTCTACATGAAGAAGTATGACGGTGAGACCGCAGCGTCCCCCGACTGCTGGAGCAATGATGGCGAGACCCCAGACGCCAAGTCCAAGAACCCCCAGGCCGACACCTGCAACGGCTGCACACAGAACATCGCGGGTTCAGGTCAAGGCAACAGCCGCGCCTGCCGCTACCAACAGCGCCTTGCTGTGGTGCTGGCCAACGACATCGAGGGTTCAGTCAAGCAGTTGGCCCTGCCTGCCACCTCGCTGTTCGGCAAGGAAGTTGGCGAAGACCGCCCATTGCAGGCGTATGCCCGCTGGTTGGTGGCCCAGGGTGTTGACCCCAGCACCGTTGTGACCCGCATGAAGTTTGACACCAAGGCCGAAGCGCCCAAGTTGTTCTTCAAAGCCATGCGCTGGCTGACCGATGAGGAGTACGCCGAAGCTACCAAGCAAGGCGAGTCCGAAGATGCCAAGCGTGCGGTGGTGATGAACGTGGCTGCACAAGACAGCGTAGCTCCTGCCAACCCCCTGGGCGGCACACCGCCCAAAGCGGCCAAGGCTGCGCCTGCTCCCGTTGCTGAAGAAGAGGACGAAGCACCTGCTCCCGCCCCCAAGGCCAGCAAGAAGCCCAAGACCGAGCCCGTAGCGGACGCGGACGAGGAGCCGACTGTGAAGAAAGAAGAGAAGAAGCCCAGTGCTGTGCCCGGTAAGAAAGACTTGGCATCTGTTGTGGCTGATTGGGACGACGAGTAAAACCAGCGGGGGCTTCGGCCCCTGTATTAACGATGGCCTACTCAGAAAAAACAATTAACGCGATCATGCGTGCCCCCAAGACTCAAGGCAATCAGCTTGGGCGGTGGGCCGCGCATCACAACTTCTCGGTCGTGCGTATCTCCAAAGCCTTGGGGGTGTCGCGCCAGACTGTCTACAACTGGTTTGAGGGTGGCGACATCTTCCCCGCCTATGAGTTCCGGGTCGAGACCATGTTGAAATTCCTACAAACCGCCCACTCAGCCGATGACGCCTGGAGAAAAATATGCGCACACTACAACCTCGAACCCTGACCAACAGCGAACTCATCCGCATTGCGGCGGACGAACTGGACTCGCACAACAGCATGCCCCGCGAGTGGCAGCTTGAATTGCTACGCCGCTTCACAGCGCTGGCACCCAGCGACGAGTACCCACCCAAAGACCCACAGCAAATCGACCTGTTCAAATAAGCCGAAGGACATCCATGACCCCGCTTGAATTTCTAGCGGTCGTTTTGCCGTCCCCGGAATACGGGTACTACTGTGCGGCAGAGCTATCAACAAAACAAAAGGAGCACATCTATGTCACAGCGCTTGAGGAGTTTTACCCCACCGTAGATCGTTGGGTCGATGAGGAGAAGAACGTCTTCTTCGCCCTGGCTACATTTGAGAACAACACCAGCCGCAAGGCTGAGAACGCCGCCTTCGTTAAGTCCTTGTTCATCGACATGGACGGCTACGCATCCAAGCGGCAAGCGGCCCTGGCACTGCACGCCTTTCTGGTGGAGACCGGGCTTGAAGAACTGGGCATGCCCTGGGTGGTGGCATCTGGCGGCGGTTTGCACTGCTACTGGCCCTTCACCAAGGCGCTGCCCAAGGACGAGTGGAAGCTGATCGCCGAGAGCTTCAAGCGGTTGTGCAAGCAGTGCAAGCTCAACATCGACATGACCGTCACGGCGGACGCTGCCAGGGTGCTGCGCATCCCAGGCACACGCAACTTCAAGGAGAAGTACCCAACCCCTCGGGAAGTCAAGCTGATGACCGAAGGCGCTGTGTTCGACCCTGATATTTTGTCCGACATGATAGTCAGCAAGCTGGTCATCCAGGCGGTGCAACCAGCCAAGCTGGACTTGCCGGGCAAGCGTCCCGATGCCGCCCCAGTACCGACAGCGACCACGGCCAAGATGTTTGAGAACAGCGTGACCAAGTTCAAGAACATTCTGGTCAAGACCAAGGCAGGCAACGGCTGCGCCCAGCTCAAGCACTTTGTTGAGAACGCCGAGGAAGACGGCATGGAGCCGCTGTGGCGTGGGTGGTTGAGCATCGCCCAGAAGTGTGAGGACGGCGGCAAGGCAGCGGCATGGCTGTCAAACCTGCACCCCTACCCCCAAGACCGCATGGAGCAAAAGCTGCGTGAGATCAAAGGGCCGTACCCTTGCGTCAAGTTCGATAGCGAGAACCCAGGGGTCTGCGACCGGTGTCAGTTCTTTGGAAAAATCACCAACCCACTTGCACTCGGACGCGAAGTAAAGCTTGAGACCCAGGCCAAAGAGATCGAAGTGGTCATGCCTGCCGAAGCCAGCGGTATTGCGGCTGAAGTAAAAAAAGTCCTGCGCCCCACGCCGCCACGGGGCTACTCATACGGGACCAAGGGCGGCGTATATATTGACAAGGAGATTGAAGACGCAGAAGGAAACAAAGTAAAGAAGCCTGTACTCATACTGCCATACGACCTGTTCGTAGTGGACATTCTCAACAACGGCGGTGAACACATTGTTCACATGCTTGCACTCAGGCCAGACGGGCCTGCAACCATCACCATGGCGCAAAAGGCCGTGGTGAGCAAAGACGAAACTGTCAAAGCCCTAGCCACCCAGAACATCATCGCAGCGTTCGGTTCGGGCAATGACGCAAACCTATTTTCATATGTGAGAGCAGCCGTGGAAGAATCCAGCACAGGAAAAGCCGCCGTCAAAGTCCCCGCCAACTACGGCTGGCAAGACGACAACACCATCGTATACGCAGGCAAGATTTACTCCACGGGCACGCCCATCTCGGTGCCCATGCCAGGGCTTGAGAACATCGTGGCCAACACCAAGCCAACCGGGACGATTGAAGCATGGCGCAATTTTGTGAACCTGCTCATCCAAAAGGAGATGTACGACCACTTGGCCATCATGCTTGCGGGTATTGGAGCGCCACTCATGCGCTTCACTGGCATGTACGGAATGACCTACCACTGCGGCTCTACTGAGTCAGGTACGGGTAAGACGCTGGCGCTGGAAGCAGCCGCCTCAGTCTGGGGCCACCCCACCCACTACCGCACGGGCAAGAGCACATCGCCTGTCGCCATGCAACAGCGCCTGGGTCTGCTCAACAGCTTCGCCCTGATAACGGACGAGATCACCGCCAAGAACCGCAAGGACTTCGAGTGGTTCCCTGAGTTCTTGCTGGACATGACCGAGGGCCGGGGCAAGGAGCGCATGGAGTCGGGGTCCAACAAAGAGCGCTTGAACCTGTCCACCTGGATGACCAACGCGATCATGTCGTCCAACACCCACGCCGTGGATATGCTGACCGGGGCACGCAAGCATGCGTCTGAGGGCGAACTGCGCCGCCTGTTGGAGTTCATCATGGACCAGCCCCTGACTTGGGAGCCGCACGAGATCGAGATCGTCAAGTCCTTGCAGCACAACTACGGCGTGGCTGGGCACATCATCGTGGACTACATGGCCAAGAACGTAGACTTCCTGGCCAAACTTGTGCCCGACACTGTGCGCACCGCGTACAAGGAGTTCAACGCCACCAATGACGAGCGCTTCTGGATGGCAGGCATTGGCACCATCATCGCTGCCGGGGTCATGATTAACAGCAAGCACGCTGGTGTGATCGACATCCCCATGATAAAAATCATCGAGCGCTTGCACAAGGTGATCGACACCATGCGCGGCAACGTCAAGGGCAACGCCCGCACCGCAGAGGATGTGCTCAACGCCTATACCCGCGACAACTACGGCAAGTTCATCATCGTCAAGCAAATTGAGCGTGGTCGTATCCTGGCAGAACTGGGCAACGGCAAGGAGGTGGATGAGTCCATCACGCGCTCAAGCATCATGGGCCGGGTCGAGCACGGCTTCACGCCGGGGTACATCGACTACTACATTGAGGAGAGCATGCTCAAGGCTTGCTGCGCCAGCATGAGCTACGGCTACGCCGACTTCAAACGCAAGCTGGGTATGGAGTGTGCGGTCACTCCCATGCCGAAGAAGGACTTGACTGCAAAAACCCGTGGGCCGCAGATGCGTGTGTCCGTGCTCAAGATCAGCAGACCCGTAACCGACTTGGAAGATGACGATCCACTATCCATGGCCGCAGCTTGAGCGGGGGCAGGGGTTCTTTGTCCCCTGCCTCGATGTGGAACGCATCCGCGAGGAAGGACTGCGCGAAGCGGTTAAGTGCAGATTGAAGGATGCCCGCGCTGTGTCGGGCATCCGCCACGCCCTTATTGGGGTTTGGTTCTATCGGCTACCTCGATAAACTTTCGAGCGTAGTTCGTTTTCAGCTTGTCCAGCTTTTCCAACTGTGCGTCTTTCTGCTCAGTGGTCAGGTTGGGGGATGCGCGAATCGCACGCTCTTGCTTGGCCATTTCGCCCAGTGCCTTTTGCACTTGCCCGGATGTGGTGGCCAGTGCCAACTCAGTTGAGTACCGCTGAGCAAACTCCTTGGCTTCCGCACGCTGGCCTTTCTCGACCATACTGTTAAACGTGCCCTTGATCTGCTTGAGTTCTTCCATGCGGTCGTAGGCTTCGTCAATGGTGCCCCGGCCTTGAACGGGCTGGAACAAACCGCCAATGAACGGCAGCTTGCTGGGCTTGGCAGAAGGCGTGGCAATATCACTGCGCTCACTGGGGGACAGTATCGGGTTGGCCAAGGACATCAATGCAATCCCCAACGGCCCGGTGTATCCGCGAATCAGGTGGTCAATGGTGATCGCGCTCACGCCAGCTTCACCTGTGACGCTTCCAATCAGTTTGGCAATCTCGGTGCTGCTGTCGCGGTAGCGGTCGGTGGCCAGCACCCCTTTTTCTCGCACGGACTCGATGTCGCCGCCGTAGAACGATTTACCCAGTATCGCCTCGGTCAGCGGCTTGACAGCTTGCGGCAACGCAAACGGGTTGGTCTGGGCAAGCAACTTGCCAATTCCCGCCGCAGCTTTGCTTGCCTTCTCGTCGCCCTGGGCCACGTTCCATATCGCCTCTGGCAGTGACTTGAACAGGTAGCCCAATTCAAACGGGATTGGCACGCGCACAGGTTCCGACACGCCTGGGATGTACACAAACCAGTTGCCGTAGCGCTCTTCGGGTTTGGCGCGTTTGTATGCTTCGTCGTCGCTCATCAAAGCGGCGTAAGCCATCGTGCCCACCGCCAACATCATGCCGCGTGCGTACAGTTTCTCTTTAATTTTGAGTTGTTCGCTGTACGGCATCTGGCCTTTGAACGCCCGGTACAAAACATCCAAGCCTTGAATCTGTGCGTTGAAGAACGGAATCATCGTGGACAGCATCTGCATGCTGGGCGACAACCCCTTGCGGCTGAAGTTCATGGACTCCAAGGTGCGCAGCAATGCCTGCTGCTCCGTCATGCCTTTGGCCAAGGAGTCGTTGTACACCACGGCGCGGGTAGCGGCATCTGCCCGCATTGCAAAAACATCAGCTCTGGCCAGATTTTTTTCCCAACCAGATTTGTTTACGGCAATGTCAGCCAAGAACTTGGACATATCGCGCTGGTCGCCTGTGAAGACATTGCTGCTGATTGCGCCAGATGCCATAAGCGCCTTTTCTGTTTCGCTGCGGCCTGCAACCATTTTGCCAAGCTCTTTCATTGCGCTGAGCACAGGAGTGGCATCAGTACCTGTAGTCAGCCAAGCATTCAGGGGGTCGCGCACCATTTGACGAAAAACGTATGTGGGGTTGCGTGTCACAAACTTACGCAGCACATCCGCTGGGTAGCCCATCAGCTTGACGATTGCCGGGATGGTGGTCTTGATGCCTTCCATGCCCTTGACAATCAAGTCGGCGGGGATGCCGTACAAGTCGGTGTCGATCAGCGCGTAGTGATCTTCGCCGTTCTTTTTAAAGCGCACAACATCATTGCGCGTGCCAGCGGGGCCTTTGCCGGGAGCAACGCGGCTGGCAATACCGATCTTGCGCAGGGCAAACGCCGACTCCTTGATGGCTTGATTGCGCAGGCCCATGCGTGTGAGCATGAAGGTGTTCTGAACCGAACTGGTAAACAAAGGCAGAATCTGCGTGTTGCCGCCCACAAGCTCTTTGAGCTGCGGTTCATCCTTGATGTTGGAGATGCGCACAGGCGTTTCTTTGTCTACCATCAAATCGACGTTGCCTTCGCGGTCTACCCGGTAGAACGGCACGTACTCCATTGCTTTGAGTTCGGCTGCTTTACCGGGCTTGAGTGCGCCTGTCTGCACAATAAAGTCCAGCAACCCGGCGTTGTATTTCTGATACAGCTTAGAGCCGTCTTCAAACGCATTTTTGGCAGGCTGGTTGGCGTTGAGCACTGCCATCAATTGCGCGTAATCGGCTTTGATGGCGGCCAGTTTGTCTGCGTCGAAGTTGAGCTTTTCCCAACCCACTTGCTTCGCACGTTTGCCTGCCAGATACAACGTAGCCATGGCTTCGGTCTGGGCATCATTGCCCACATTGGCTTTGGCAAACGCCTTGGCCACATCAATCATGCTGACGCCGGGCTTACTTTTGTAGACATATTCAACGCCTTGGGGAGTCTTGTTGGCCACCAGTTCAACAGCGCCATTGGTCAAGAACTGCCCGGCGTACTGGCTGTTTTGCTGGCCAAACCGCAAGGAGTATTCGGCGTTGCCTGCTTCTAGAGAAGTGATCTGCCCTTTGGTCAAGCCTTGCTTGAGCGCCTCAGACAAAGCGGCGTGCTGGTCAACAAGCTGCACACGCCCGGTCAACCCCATGAAGTTCCCAAGCAGGCGGTCTTTTACGCTGGCCTGGGTGGCGGTCAGGGATGAGCCAATCGTCACGGGTTCTTTGCGGGTGCGGAGTGCAATCTGTCCATCAGCAGCGCGATACGGCCCAATCTTCCTGTCAGCAAACGCTTGGCGAGACTTCTTCAGTGCGTAGAAAATGTCCGAGTTGGACATCGCGGCCATGTCAGTAAAGCCCATGTCGCGCAGGGCTGCGCGAACCATACCGACCAACTCCTTGAGCCAGCGCCCAGCCTTTTGACGGAACGACTCGGTGACCCGCGTTTCTTCCGTGTGCGCAATGATCTCGCGCAACACTTGCAGCTTTTGGATTTCTTCGCTGCGGCCCAAGGCGGCGTTGGATGCCGCTACTTGCTGCATCTCGGCCAACAGGTCAGCTCCGCCAATGTCCTCGGCCAGTTTTAGCAAATCAGTCTTGTTGGCATACTCTTGCAACCGCTTGGCCCCAATCATTGTGTCGATGCCGTAATGGCCAAACAACTCGTGGGCCACGGTGGCTTCCAAGTCCTTGAGGTCTGTGTGCTGGTTGCCAACGATCAAGACCGTGCCATCACTGAATACCGCGCCCTGCACCATGGCGTCCGTGGGATCAATCCCTTCTTGAGACATGCGCGTAAGCAAACCAAGGGAAATCTTGCCGGGGTCGGCGGCGTACACAAACTTGACGTTCTCTGGCAATCCTGCCTGCACTTTGTCGATAAATGCTTGTGCTTGGGCGGGGTCAATGCTTTCACCGGGTGCGGACCGAACGCGGAAAGCTGTGCCTGCTTCGCTGTCTTTGATCGTCTGCTCAATCTCTTTATCAGACATGCGGCTACCAGCAACCCGCAACTCTTTGGGTGCACCAGTGGCTTTGCGTGTAACTTGAGGTGTGCGCTTACTTGCGGCAACTTGCTTGCCTGCTGTGGGTAGCACTTCTTGAAAGTAGGCAATCTGCTCCTTCAGCGTGGCTTTGTATTCAGGCGTTGTTTTGCCCAACTCCAGCGCCTTGGCTTCCATCTCTTCGCGCACCACGGCTTTGAAATCGTTGACCGCATCGTCGTCCTTGCCATACCGGGCAACCAACGCATCCAGCCGCTTCTTGCGCTGCTGTAGCATCGCCTTGTACCCCGGCTCTTGACGGCCCAACTCCATGGCCAGATTGCGCAGCTTTTCAGACGTTTCGGCTTCCTTGCGCACATCCCCCCGGTTAATCCGGGCGGCTGTCTGTGCCGTGCGTGACATCGGGGTCTTGGCTGTGCCTGCTTTAACAGCGGCTGCGGTGGCTTGGCGGCGTTCGTTTTCTTCTTTTTGCAACCGTCCCCGTTCTTCTACAACAGGTTTAATGGGAGTTGTCTCGTACAGGCTTTGGTGCAACTTGATGATTTGCTCACGCACAGGGGCAATCTTGCCTAACACCATGTTGTATTTGTTGAGCGCAGCGTCAAGTTTGCGCTGAAGGAACACGTTGGTTTTTCCTTCACGCGCCGCCATTTGCGCAGTAAGCGCATCATGCTCCGCTGCCAAATCGTAGGCTTGTGCCAACAAAGACTTCTTGGCATTGCGCTGGCGCGTTTCCACCAGCTTCTTCAGGTCTTCAATCTGTTGCGTGACCATTTCATACTCGACCGCAGGCGCACCGCCTTTGTCGTAGATGTCTTGCAACTTGATCTTTTCCGTTACGGGTTTGTTGTCCTTGTCCAAAACGACGTTGCCATCTTCATCTGTTTTGGTTTTCTCAATAACTTCAAAGTTCGTGCCGTTTGTAAATCTAGCTTTTGCTCTGGTGTCAAAAAAAGATTCAAACAACGGCGTGCGAGTACGGCGCACGCTTTGAAGCCGCAGCCCCGGTTCAATCGGTTTCTTAACCAGCTCTTCCCCGCCAAGCCCCAACCGCTCGTCCAACAAACGCATAACACGGGTGCGCTCATCAGCGGCTTTATCCAACGCGGCAGTTTTGGTCTTCTTGTTTTCTACGTCCGTGATGGTGGCTATCAGTTTCTGGTCGTTGTTCTGTACGGCAGTGCGCAAAATGTTGGCGGGGCTGAACAAATCAAAGATGTCCGTGCGGGGCTTCTTCTGTGCTGTGGCCAACTCATTTTCAATCTTGTTGATGTCGTCGGTCTGCTTGGACAGTGCGGCAGCATCCCCAGCCTTGGCCAGTGTGGGCAGCGCAGCGTTGGCTTCGTCCAGCTTGGTTTGCAACGCCTGTACTTTGGCGGGTTCTTTTGGCTCTGGTGCGGCAGGCGCGGCTGCTTCAACCACTGTGGTTTCAGGCGCTTCAGTGACTTGGGGTGCTGGAGTGGGTGCTTGCTCTTGGGAGAACAGCGCCATTGTCTCGCCGGGTTGCGTCTGCTGATACGTGCGCATGGTTTCAAACAGCGGGACTTGGGCCTGAAGCTGCTTGACCTTAGTGACTTGCTGGGCGGCAGCGTCGAAGTCCCCCTTGGCCAACAACTCAAGGCGTTTCTTTTCTGCGGCTTTGAGTTCGCCCAGGAACTCTTTCTCGGACGCTGCCACACCCCCGCGCTCAGTTACCACCGCGCCCAAGGACTCCAGTTGAGGGAGCAACGCTTGGCGCTGGGCCTGGAGTTGTTCTTGCTCTTCAATGCTTGGGCCTGCGGCCAACTGAGTTTCAACCGTGTCGATCTGGGTGCGTATTTGACTTAACTGGTCCATCAGCTTGGTGACGGGCGGTAGTGCGGTAGCGTTGGGGATTGCCTGTGCAGCGGTTGGCTGTGCCCCGGCTGTCTCAGCTTCCATCTGCGCCGCTTGCTGTGCGTACAACGCGTCAATCGCTTCTTTGCGCTGCTGGTATTCGGCTTCCAGCGGTTTGAACTCGTTGTTGAACTTGGCCAGCTCTTGCTTGGCCGCAACATATGCCTTCTTCTCTTCTACCGTGGAGGCCTTGGTGGGCTTGGTTGCAACCAATGCTTCAAGTTGTTGGCGCTGTGCAGCCGCAGCCCGGTACTGATCGTCCAAAGCAATCAGTGCTTCTGGTGCATTCTTGGCAGCTTCGGCTTCTTGCGCGGCCTGGGCGGCTTCGTCCGCTTTTTGTTTGGCCACAGTGTCGCGTGCAGCACCGCGCTCAGACAATCGGCCAGCCCCGCCAATAGGGGCCAGCAGACCAACTTGGTATGCAGTCCTGCCATATTCAGCCAACGCATCGCTGTCTGTGAGAGACAACCCTGCTTGTGCACGCTCTAGCATCTGCTGGGTAATTTCCGTGGGGATTTCAGCTACTGCGCCAACGGCGGTGCCTTTGGCCAAGGTTGCAAGCAAACGCTCTTCGGCCAGCTTGGTGGCGTTGCCTGCTCCAATCGTCAACGCTTTGACGGGTATTCCTGTCAGTTTGCTTACAAGCTGCCCGCCCAAAGGAATGAACGTCCCGGCCACATCCAGTGCAGCCTGGGGCAAAGCAGCGGCTGCTGCCGCACCTCGGTCAATGTTGAGCGTTTCTCCCCTGGCCTGCTGTTCAGCGGCTTGGCGCTCGATGTTGCCGCCAAACTGGGAGATTAAAGACGGGGCGGCTGCGCCTGCCACGCCGCCAACAATCGTGCCGACCGGGCCAAAGACGGAGCCTGCTGTTGCGCCCAACCGGGCCGCGCCCAGTGTCGATGCTATGTTGGGCGCTTGTTCAGCAATGGCTGCGGGGACTTGGCCCAGCGCTTCCTTGGCGGCAGAAAAGACGCCTTGCTCTTCGTATGCCTTCTTGACCTTATCCCAACTGACCTGCTCTTCGTATTTTTTACTCCGAGCTTCTCCGCGTGCCAATGCGCTTTTGGCCGCTTCCTCGGGAGACCCCATCAGGGATTCTGCGGCGGTCTGTCCGCTGGACAGAAGTGACTCAAGCCCCTTACCAAACGCCCCGCCCAGACCGCTTTTAGTTGTGGGGGCTGGGGCTTCTACACCAAACGCTTGTGGAAAGTACTTATATGCGTCTCGAAAGGCATCCGCAGGGGACTGTCCTTCTGTAGCTTCATAGTACGCGCCGTTGGGCAAGCGGATGTAGTTGGCCATGTCTGTCACTCAAATTGTGTTGCCCGTGCGACGGCGTTGGGGTTGCGCACAGAAAATATTATCGCTGACCCGGCGCTCTTAGTACAGGGGCATTTGCAGGGGGTGCGACAAAACTGCTTCCGCCAGCACCGCCCATACCTGCCATATACACAGCAAACGTGGGGTACCGGGCCATGAACTCACCGCCCTTCAAGGGGTCTGCGGCTTGTGATGTGTAGGCTTTGTACAGCATAGGTACCTTGTCCGCTTCTTTGAACAGCCCAAAACCTTTAAGTAACGGGCTTCCTTCGGGCTCATTACCAAGCTGTTGGTACATGTGGAGAGGGGAACTCAGTCTTGCCGTTTCCGCTTGCTTCGCTGCAATTCTTTCTTGTGCAGAAATTTGAGCTAGCCCCATTCGCTCTCTTGCATTGATGTCGTACATCTTGGCGCGGTTTTCCGACATTACGCCAAACGCAACCCGTGAATCTGCCCGGTTCATATCGCCGTCTTTTTGAAGCGCGTCCAACCCCAGTTTTTCAGCTTCTGTCCTGGTAGCGCGGATGTCTTTCTGGGCAGCGCGGACTTCTTTGGCGTTCATGTCCGCACGGTTTTGACGGAACATGTCGATCTTGTCAAAGGCTTCGTCCAGTTTTTCACGAGACGCCTCCAACTTATCCAACCCTTCGGTGTAGGCCTTGGCCCCAACGCCCGCACCCTTGCCAATGTTGACCAGCCCGTGCGGAGATTCCCCGGACATGATGGCAAGTCCTGCTTGGAAAATGGCCAACCCAGGTAGATCAGCTTCGCGTTTGCTCAACTTTTCTCCCCGTTCTTTGGTTCTTTTTTCGACGGCTTCCATGCCCAAGCCTTGCTTGGCTTGATCGGCTTTGATTTCATCGAGTGCAGCTTTGGCGTCTGTTTCGCGGGCTAGTGTGTACGTGCCAATTTTGTTTTGCACTGCTTGCGACACAGTGGGTTCGCCAAACTGGTCACGCATATTTTGAAACTCTTTTGCAGTGCCTGTAGCGGTCTGAGTCAGGCCAGGGATGTCTGCCATCAGCCCTTCGCCGCCAACGGTGGGATTCAGTCCTTGACCGCCGCCGGGTTTTATTCCTCTTGCCGGGGTAGCACCGGGAACAGGCGTGGCTGGAAGCGGGGGTGCTGCGGGAGCAGCGCGGGGGACAGGCGCGGGAGCAGTGGATTGTTGGAGACGCGCCGCATCTTCTTGTTTCATTCTTTGTGCAGTATCGGGTGCGGCAGTTTCAAGAAATTTAATTTGGGCCGCTCTCTCCGCAGCTTTTCTACGCGCAAGAATTTCTTCAACTCGTGCTTGGTCATAAGCCAAAGATTCCGGGTGTACACCAAAAAGTCCGCTGGGGTCAACCATACCGTGTGAGTACCCCTGCGGCTGGCCCCCAACTCGGAACCGGGGAACTTCTCCGCCTTCTTCAAAAGCAACGATGCCACCAGTAGCCATGCGCTGCATATTAGGTGCCGGGAGCTGACCAATACCGCTGTCTTCTGGAAGCTGTTGTGGCGGCGTGCCTTGCGGCGCACCTTGCGGTGGCATCCCTTGTTGGGGCGGCATTTGTGGCCCCATCTGCGCAATTTCTTGGTCAACCACTTTAGGCTGCGGCTGTTGCTGCCCCGCCTGTGCACCCTGACGCATCTCTTTACGGCGGTTGGACTCAGACAGCGCCAACGACAACGTGTAGGGGTCGGCCTTGTGCATAGCCGCGTATTGCTGCAACGCTTGGTCGGACATCCGCGCCATTTGGGCGGTAATCTGGTTGACGTTAATCATGAATATTCCTTACCCTATTTTGGAGAGTGCCAGCTCAGCCAGACCTGCTGGGCGCTGCTTGGCTTTAACTTTGCCGCCCTTTTTCATACCTGCCATTCTGCTCAAGCCATAACCTGCCATGCCCAGACCTGCTAACTGCGACACGTTGCTGGGGGCGGCTTGGTACATGTTGGTGCTGGTGGACTGCATCGGCAAGCCGCGCAGCATGTTGCTCATAAAGGCCAACTGCTGCTGGGGGTACTGCTGCGCCATGGCGTAGTTCTGAATCTGCTGGTTCAAGATGCCTTGCTGCTGCGCTTGCTGTTGAGCGCCCAACTGATTCTGCAAATTAATGTTGCCAACCTGTTGGCCGTACTGCGTCTGGCCCAACTGACCCAACTGACCAGCGGCTTGCAGCCCGGTCTGCAACCCTTGCATGCCGTAGCCTGCACCAAACTGGCGAGACTGCTCCCCGGCTTGCTGGCCAGCCAACCCATACTGTGCGCGTTGCTGTGCGGCGGTCATGCCCTGACCTGCGCCAAACTGTCGGGACTGTTCACGCATTTGTTGCGCGTTCATACCTTGCTGCTGGTTGGCCAGTTGTGCTTGGAGGTTTTGTCCAGAGCCAAGCCCCTGGGTTTGCAAACGCGAAGCCAGATTCTGCTGGCCAACATTGAACCCCATGCCTTGATTGGCCAACTGCGCTTGCAGGTTTTGACCTGAACCCAGTTGCTGTATGCCCAATTGAGCGCCAAGATTTTGCTGACCCACAGTAAGACCCGCGCCTTGGTTGGCTAACGCTGCTTGCATGCGTGCGTTTTGCTCGGCATTAAATTGCTGTTGCGCGTTTTGGAACGCGGCGTTCTGCCCTTGTGCTTGGATGTCGCCCTTTTGCGTGGCCAAGTTACGTGCGGCTTCAGCTTCCATCAACCCTGCACGGGAGCCACCAAATGCGCCAGAACGAACCGCCTGACCAGCACGCTGGGTGCCTGCAATATCGGCTTGACGCTGGGCTTCGCGTTGCTGGATGTCCACTACATTTTGCATGTAGGGGTTCATGAACTGGTTAGCAGTTCCAGGTTGGTTAAAGCTGTCTGCGCTGACACGCTCGGCAGGCCCCATCTGATACTGCTGCAAGTTGGGCGCGTTTACATTAGCCGGGCCTTGCATTTGCAAGTCTTGCAACTGCGGTGCATTGACTTGTTGGGAGTTGAACTGCCCGGTTTGATAGTCTTGGGGCGCTTGGAACTGATTGCCAAACTGCCCTGCGTCGTAGCTTGCCCCCATAGCGCGTTGTCCTGCCAAGCCCGCAATACCCGACGCCGTGTCCAACTGGGGAGATGTGCCCATGTTGGCGGCTCCCCTGAACGACTGCTCCTGCATGGGGCTGAACCCAGCAACGTACTTGGATGGGTCTTCGCTGAACGGCGTGTAGCCCTTCATGCTAGTGGCGTATTTCTGCCCCGTGGTCGGGTCTGTCTCGTAGTTGTACAACTGCTGCTGGGTTGTGCCAAGCATCGTCTCTACGTATGGACGCGCATACTCAGGGATGTTTGTGTTGGACACCGTGGTCTGTGTAGGCGGAGGAGCGCCGCCACCCCCGCCCATGTACAAGCGTGGCCCCATAAAAAAGTCGAGTATGTCGGTAAATTTGAACATCACAGTGCCCTCATATCTTTGTTTCAACCACGGTATAACGCCGTGTAAATCCCTGGTTCTCCAGCAGGCGAACCATTGCTGGACGCCCGCCCGCTTGAATCTTGGTAGCGCCCATGCCGCGCAACACCGCCTTTAACTGATCCAGTACTGGCTCATTGACAATCCCTGCACCCCCTGCGCTAGTCACAAACGCCACCCTGTCGTTGGGGTAGTTTTGAAAAGCGATTGTCATTGCCCCGTGAAGCTGGTTGTCTTCGTCAGTGGCCACTAACAACGTCCAATGTCCCAGCGTGACGTACATTTTGATCTGCTCAAGCGAGTAGTCATCCCCGCCAAACTTCTCTGTTGCAGCGATGAATTTCTCCACCAACGGCCAAGTCTGGGCGGTGTACTGTTGCGGGACATGCTGGACAGTGAGCGTCATGCTGGCATGTACTTGGTCGGGTTGATCTGCTTGGCCTGTGCTTGTTTACCTGTCCTGGCGGCGCGAACCCGGTCCATCATCTTGTACAACTGCTTGGCCCCAGCGTCCGATGAGCCGTTACCCAAGCCCGACACCACATCGGCAGAAACCACAAACTCGTCGTTGGCCAACCGGGCGGGTTGCTTGCCTGCAATGGTGGCGGGGATGCTGTCACTCATGCCGTCTCCTGGGCCTTTGAGCATGCGCCCACCACGAGCGTAGTCGGCATAACCGCCAAGATCGGCCAAACCGCCACCAGCCATACCGGGCCGGGCAACCATCTTTGTGCCAGCTTCAGCGTCATACCGGGCAGGGTCGTAGCTCAGTGGGGGGGTGGCGTACTTTCCCTGTTCTTGTTCTTGTGCAAGCCGCTTTATTTGTTCTCCAATACTTGTAAGCCCGCCGCCAGCCATGTTGCGGTAGTCTTTGTACACCGGAGTGTAGGGGGTAGGCGGCTTGACTTCAAGCGGCTTGTAGCGGTCTGGGTCGTACTTGAGCTTGTTCAACGGGCCGTCATACGGCGGGGCTTCGGGATAGGGACTCTTGCGGTCTGCCAGCATTGCCGCAGCCGCCAGGGGAATGCCGTATTTGGCCACGGCGGGGAGTCCGCCGTACCAGTTAGCGGCGGAGTTTGCCATGCCTGCAATACCGCCAGGAGCGGCGGGAGCCGCAACACTTGGAACCATCGCCGCCTGCCCGCCCACATAGGGAGTAGCTATCCCAGACCCAATGGCATCAACACCAGCAGCACCAGCGGCGGGAAGGGCGCTAGCCGCAGCGGCGGGAGCGGCGGGGGCCAAACTTGCAAGTCCCGCCAATTGAGACGCCTCAACTGATCCAGCAGCAGCGGCAGCAGCCTGAGCCGGTGTTAACGCAGAGGCAGCTAAATACGCGCTGTCGGCAGCAAGTGCTCCAGCCGCAGTCCCAGCACCAGCAGCCCCGGCTCCCGCGCCCGCCGTCCCTGCTCCAGCAAGCGTCTCCCCGCCAAGAGCCCCGCCAGTAAAATACATGGCAGTCGCCGCTGCAATCAGCGGCGCATTCTGTGAAAGGCTTAAACTTTTGTCAAGGTTGGCAAGCTCTTTGCCGGGGTCGAATCCGCCGCCACCGCTCATAGCGTACTCCTGGTTAATTGTTCAAATGGTATCATGTTGAGAGCGCCGAGACAAATGTGACAGTCAAGATTGCCGAGGGAATAGCCGGGACTGGAGCCGCTGCCGCAACAGCCTTAATTTGGACGTTGGTGTCATCCACACTCCACATCAGCTCAAAGTAGTCCCCCGCCTGCATAGATAACACAAAATTCCAAGCTGCAATGTTTTCTGCTACGGTTCCTTGAACAGCCATTTCACTGGCGGAATACGCAACGTCTACCCCATTTATCCGCGCCCAAATGTAAGCGTGCCCTGCGGAACCAGATGCCTTATCAAGCTGCAAGGAAAACTGGAAGTTGTAGATGCCTGCATTTGTAACAGTAATTTTTGATGTTGGCGACCCTATAGCAACGCCGTTACTTAGACCAGTAGAGTTAAATGTAACTGTATACGCCGTGCCTGTTGCCGCCGCCGATTGTGTTGTAGTGTCGTGGAATGCTCCGTAAGGGAACTGAACAAACCGTCCCCCGTTATCCCCCACCACAACGCCCAACAAACTATCAAGCTGGTTAAAGTACAACCGCAAGATGTTCATAAACTGCTCTTGGTATTGGGCGTTGTATTCCTGCGGAGCGGACGGCAGGCGCGGCGCTACGACAGGCCGATAGCGGTTGGTGATTATGTTAGTTGCCATTTATCTCCTGCCGTCAGGACGGAGGTCAATGCGAGGAGCGCCCAGTTGCCACTGCACCCCCAACCCGTCTGTCGTTGACCCCGTGGTCCCAGAACTTACCTTGAATGCCATCTGCCGCCCACGAATCCGCACGTATATCTGTTGGGTGAACTGTTGCACGTTGTACGTAATCTGGTTCTGATAGTTCTGGGTGCTTTGCACTGCGGGGTTGTTTGAGCTTCCGTATGCCGCGCCAGGGAAAGTTCGGGGTATGGCTGTGAAATACGCTGTTGGAGTATTTACGCTGGAGCCGTCAAACGTCAGGTCAGGAATCAAGCGCCACACAAACCCAAAGTTGTTGCCGTCCCCAATATCAAAGTCGGAAGACTGCACATTGGCCACAATGGGAACCGCTGGGTTGACCGTACCATCATCCACACCACTCTCATGGTAAACAAGAATTGCGTTTGAACTTCCGCCAGCAACGCCATAAGCTGTAGCCATTGGGGAGGCACGCAACGCACTATCCAGCCATGCTGTACGGCCTTGATACGCGCCGTTGTAGTTTGCCCAATCGCCGTAATACCAAACATTGTCTTTGTAGTTGTAGATTACATAACGGTCAATTACGTTGGACGTAGAAGAGCAGTACTGCCACCAAACCTCGTTGTAGCCTTCATTTGTACCTGACACAATTTGAAAAGACTGTGTTCTGTTTATATCGGTGAACACATATTCCCGTAGCGTAGACGGCAGAACATCCACCCTACCAGAGTATTGGTAGAACTGATCTAGTCCCATCCAGTACGTGATGTTGGTAGCAGTTGCCACAGCATTAGGGCCAGCAATAGAGATGTTGTCCCCCAGAATCTGGAAGCTCCACACGTAGGGCGGACCAATATATTGCATAGAGTAAATGGCTGAATCAGTAAACACCAAAACCTCTTGGCGTGTCTGCTGGGCCATGATAATGGCCGAGCCGTGGCTCAGTCGGTAATCCCCTGCTTGGTTGGTGATAGCGGGAGTCCATGTCAACAAATCTTCTTGGTTAGACCATCGAATCTGCATGGGGTCAAGTGCTGCCGTGGCATATACCCCAGTAGGGTCATTCGTACCAAAAGCAATTGTGAATCGGCTTGAGTCGGATACCAACACAAAGTTACACACCGTGGGGCATGTCGAATCTGCATCCCAGTAAGCAATACTATTTTGGGTATTGGTGTTGGAAGCGGAAACTACCTGCGCCCTATTAAAAATGGTAGGTGTTGCATCTGCAACCCAGTAGTAGATTGCCCCACCACGAGGATTTAACACCAAGTTCTGGCCGTAGTTTGACTCACTCCAAGTACGCAATTGCAGCCCAATACCAAAACCTATAGGAGCAGCAGCGCCCCAGCCTGTAGCAGTGGATGAATACTGATATACAGGTGTTCCAACCGTGTGTGTTGCCGCCGTAGTACCAACCCCCCGAACCACAGGAGATGCAAAGGTGGTAGCAGTAACAGACGGGTACGTAATAATTTCAGTGTCAATAACAATGTTCCCGCTGGCCGCAAACCCGGTTGTGGAACTGACGCTAATAGCCCCAGTAGAAGTTGTGCTAGTAATAGCTGAAGTTAGTGCGGTAGCAACACTGGGGCCAGTCGAGCCACCCCACCCACCAGAACCCCAGCCTACGCCAACGGTGTATACATCGCCACCCGTTGAAATCTGCACTGCAAAAGCAGCCGCGCCCGTTGTGCCAGCAGTCACCGTAACAGCCGATGAGACATAGACCTGTATGGTAAATGTAGAGCTACTGACGTATGTAATTTGAAACTCAGCATTGAGGTTTGCCGCAGGAATGCCGTTAACTGCGCTGGCCACCCCTGAGATGGTTACAAAGTCGTTTGTCTGCCCGTTGTAACCCGACACGTTACAGGTCACAGTCACATACCGTGCAGTGCCTGATGAAGAGGCAGTCGTGGTGAATGCGTTTGAAGCAACGCTAATTGCGGCAGGGGGGATGCCTGTTATTGGCGTTATGTCGTAGAACAGTCCACCTGTACCGTTTTGGATGTAGTACTTGAGATTGGTGCCCAGACCAAGCAGGTTGTACCCAGACAAGGTAACCCAGTTCCACAAGGAACGACAAACACCCCATAACGTGCCAGTTGTGGGGTACGCAATACTGGTAGTCACATTGGCAATGTCGGTGGATAGAATGCCCGCATCCTTTGTCCAACCGCCAATCTTTTCTGGCAGACCAGAACGAAAGCGCACCTTGTTGGTTTGATACCAACCGCCTTCATTGCCGTAGTTGGTGCTTTCTCGGTTGGTTCCCGGCGTGAATGCAAGTTTCTGTAAGGGCATTTTGATTCCTATGACAAGAACATGGCGCGTTCGTCAATCCGACGGTTTTGCAGCCCTTTGAGTATTTTCCCACCAGCCATGCAATACTTCAAGAGTTCTTCCGCAGCACCCGCTTTATCGCCCCGAAGCAGCTTTTGACGAAGCGTCGAACGCTGGAGTGTTCCAAGACCGACATTGAAACTAAAGCTAACAAGGCTATCATACATACCTTGTGTAAGGGAAACGGGGCAGAACTGAGCCACTCCACGCTCAAACCTTGCAAGATCGCTTCTGAGAATCCCATCTACTTCGTCCTTTGAAAAAACCCGGCTATCTTCTGGGCGAAGCGGGTAAGCTCCTCTTTGATCCATTGGTATCTTAGCTTGGTCTGGGTAAAGTACATGTCCAACTCCTATTGTCCAAAGCAGGGCTGGGCAACGGTATGGTTTAAACCGAATGCCCTCATGGTGGCAGATGACCTTGATGGCCTCTGGGCTGAGATTCATTTGGATTTAAAAGCTTGGCCGCCAAACCAGAACGACACAATACACGCCCAGATGATCTGGGTTTCATCGTCCCACAGGTTGTCCAGCGCAACGGTAAATTCCACGTTGGTGTGCCATGCGTAGTAGAAGCCAAAAATCTCAACAAACATAAACATGGCAAACATGCCGTAGGTGATGACGCTACGGGTGGCGGCTCTCATATTAATGACCCAAGTGCTGGCCCCTTGACCCAGTGCTACATCGTGTGCATACAAAGCTTGGCGCTCCTGCATTGCGGTCTGGGCGTTGGTGACCTCTGCGTTGATCTGAATCTGCTCGGTCTGGATATGCTCAATCCGTTCCTGCGCTTCCAGGCCAGCTTTCTTCAAGGTTAGTTCCCGTTCGGTCTGCATGGCCGCAAGGGCAAGCTCATGCTTCTTGTCGGCCCGGTCTTGGAAGAATTCAAGGATTTTGGGCAAGCCGCCCATGAGGAAGCTGATGAGGGATGAGAACAGGGTTAGCATTTTTTAGCCTTTCAGGTCGAAACTTAAATTGGGGTGGCGGGGGTACTGCACAACGCGCTCCCCTTCTGGACATTTGTATTTGATTGTTGCCAACAAAGTTGCCTTGCCGCTGGCAATCTTCTCTTTTTGAACCATTGTCAACTGGTACGTAAATGTATCAATCTCTGGGCCTGCGGGGCCGCTGAACCTGCTGGCTGTGGTGGTTGCTTCATGCACCATACCCGCCGCATCACGAATGCTTGGGGTAAAACTTTCAACGGAGCAGTCATCGCGCTTCTTAATCCGTGCGACAGTTACGTTTATTGGCTGTCCAGCCTCTGCCACGATCTTGAAGTTCTCAGGCGACCACTCAATGATT